ATGCAACCGTTTGTTTTATATAACTCTGAGCAACGAAAAAAAGTTGAATTTGTACCTCGCAAAGAAGGTCACATCGATATGTACGTCTGCGGTATGACCGTTTACGACTACTGTCATATCGGGCATGCTCGAGTTATGGTTGCATTTGACTACATTATCCGTTTTTTGCGTAGTCAAGGCTGGAAAGTCCGCTACATTCGCAACATTACCGATATTGATGACAAAATCATCAAACGTGCGAATGAGAATGGTGAAACAATCCAACAGCTCACCACGCGTTTCATCGACGCCATGAATGAAGATGCAGCGAACTTAGGCTGTTTAGCACCAGATGAAGCACCTAAAGCGACTGAATATATTGACCAGATGCAAAACATGATTGGCAATCTGGTGAATAAAGGCGCTGCTTACCCTGCTTCAAACGGTGATGTTTATTTTGAAGTCACCAAATTTGAAAAATATGGTCGTCTCTCTGGCCGTAAGCTTGATGACATGCAAGCTGGTGCAAGTGAGCGTGTTGATGTAGAAGTTGAAAAGAAACATCCTTTTGACTTTGTGCTTTGGAAACATGCAAAAGAAAATGAGCCATCTTGGGCGTCCCCTTGGGGTAATGGTCGTCCGGGTTGGCACATTGAATGTTCTGCAATGTCGACTTGCTGCCTAGGCAATCACTTTGACATTCATGGTGGCGGTTCAGATTTAATGTTCCCGCACCATGAAAATGAAATTGCGCAAAGTGAAGCTTCGACTGGTGAGCAATATGTAAACTACTGGATGCATGTTGGCTTTATTAACGTTGATGGCGAAAAGATGTCTAAATCTTTAGGCAACTTCTTTACGATTCGTGACGTAATGGAGAAATTCCACCCTGAAGTGATCCGCTACTTTATTGTGTCTTCACACTATCGTAGCCCTGTGAACTTCTCTGATGTAGCACTTAAAGAGGCAAAAACTTCTTTAACTCGTTTCTATCATTCATTTAAAGCTTATCAACAAGTGTACGGTCAAACGACAACTGAAACGCTTGATCAAAGCTTTATTGAACGCTTTAACAATGCAATGTGTGACGATTTCAATACTGCCGAAGCAATGGCGGTATTGTTTGAACTGAACAAAGAGTTAAACCGTGCTGTAAAAGAAGAGCAAGCTGACCAAGCGACTGTGCTTTATTCAACATTACGTCACCTCACCAACATTTTAGGTTTGGTACAACACAATGTAGACGATTTCTTAAAATCAGATATTGGACAAGACGCACTTGCTTTGTCTGATGCTGAAATTGAAGATTTCATTCAACAACGTGTTGATGCGAAAAAAGCAAAAGACTTTGCTAAAGCAGATAGCATTCGTCAGTCTTTACTTGAGCAAGGTGTAGTTCTTGAAGATACACGTCAAGGTACAGTTTGGCGTCGTGCTGATTAAACGTTCAATTAGATCACAAGAGTGTTGACACTTTAATGAAACACTCTATAATGTGCTCACATTGCGGGAATAGCTCAGTTGGTAGAGCATAACCTTGCCAAGGTTGGGGTCGCGAGTTCGAGTCTCGTTTCCCGCTCCAAAATTTGTTGTTAAAAATCAATAAGCTGAAAGGTTCTAGTAACTTTTCGGCTTGTTTTTTATTGTCGATAGGTCAGCTATGGGTATTCAAAATATCCATATTTCACATTAAAAAACGCTTTATATTTCCATGCCGCCGCCAGAAAAGTGGATGTCATTTGTACATCTTCAATTTTTGTCGGCAGTGCGCCACCATGAAATTTGGAGTGTTAAAAATGCAGAAACCGACCCGTCGCGGCAACGCTTGGCGTATTGAAGTTCGTTTTAAAGGCAAGCGTTACGCTGCCACTCGTGACACAGCAAGTGAATGCGAACAGTGGGCCGCCACAAAACTATTAGAATTACAATCTGAACAACCAACCTCAGAACCTGAAAAAATCCATATTTCTTTTCAAGCACTTTTTGATATGTATTATCAGGATGAAGGCCGCAAAATGAAAAGTGCCCGCTTAATTGTGCAAATGCTCAAATGTTTAAAGAAAAATTGGGGCGAACTTGCAGATGAATCTATACACAATTTGACCCCTGCACTTGTTAAACAATGGCGAGACAAAAGATTGAAGCAAGTCAAGAGCGCAACTGTCATTCGAGAAATGGCCATGTACAGTTCAGTTTTTGACTTTGCACGAAAAGAATTATTTTTAACTAAAGAAAACCCATTCAAGGAAATTACAAAACCTTCAGCACCGCCGCCAAGACATCAACGCGTTACCCAAGAGCATATTGATACTGTTTTAAAAGGCTTGGATTATGAATGGGGCAAAACCCCAACGCAGCCAAGGCACTATTTAGGATGGTCTTTTTTATTTGCAATTGAGACTGCAATGCGCAAAGGCGAAATTCTAAGTGTTAAAAAGCAACATATATTTGATGACTTTATCCGACTGTTTGATACAAAGAACGGCTCAAATCGCGATGTCCCGTTAACGGCTAAAGCTAAAGAACTACTTGCATTATTACCAGAAAATGCGGGCGATGATCGAATGGTACCGCACAGCCCTAATTCTTTCCGCTTAATTTGGCAGCGCAATTTGCGCCGCGTTGGGTTAGATGGGGTTATTACTTTTCACGATTCAAGACACGAAGCAATCACACGCTTTGTTCATGACTATCGTTTGCCTGTTGAGATTCTTGCTAAAATTACAGGGCACAAAACTATTAGTGTATTAGTTAATACCTATTACAATCCGACCGCATCAGAAATAGCCAAAATGCTAAACGCCGCATAATAAGAAGCCCCTATTTAGGGGCTTTATTTTAAGTATCTTGTTTCTTAGTAAACTGCCACCAAGTTTTGTTGTAATAGACTTGGTTTTGCAAAAAGTTAATTTTTAATTCATTGCCATTGTAGTCGTAAATTTTGGTGACTTCTCCGTTTTTGTCTAGATCAGCTAATAGGTCTACATTTCGATCACTTGTTATATCTCGAATTTTAATTAGTTGAACTGACATTAGAGTGCACTCACACAAATCGAGACGTTCACATTACTATTTATAGTGTGAGCTGTGCAACCTGAGAAAAGGAGGCACAGCAATGTGATGATCGATGCAACTTTGGTACGTTTGCACATATAAGTTACTTCTTTAAAAAGAGTGCTCGCTCTGCTTCTCGGCGACGCACTAAACCTTTCATAACTTTACCGCCTGCTTTGTTCCAGACAAGGAATTGGTCAGCAGCGCCTTGATAATCACCTTTGTTGAGTTTCTTTAACAAAGTCGAATTCTTAAATGCACCTGAACCAATGTTGTAAGTCAGTGAAACCAAAGCATCAAACTGGTTTTGACTTAAAGGCACTATCACAGATTCATTTACAGTCTTTTCAAATTTGGCCAAGTCGTGTTTGAAGTAGGCTTTAGCTTGCTCAGGTGTACAAGTATCCCCTTTTGTTACCTTCACGCCATTAGGATAAACTGTCGTGCCAGTACCAATGGTCCAGACTCCAACACCATCGTCATAGGCTGTGAATCGTGTGCCTTCAAAACCAGATATTAGGTTTACACCAACATCACTTGTAGTTTTCCCACCAGGTGCAAGTTTATCGACCACCTTATTTAGTTCGTCTACTTGTGCTTGTGTAAGCTTGCCGCCTGCAATTACTCGGGCAGCATCGAAGAATGGTTTAGTTGTCATTGGATTCACCTTTCTTTTTCTCTAACTCAGAGCTACCAAAATAAAACCCACATGCAGTTGTCATAGCCCCAGCAATAAAACCCAATGCCGTATTGATCAGATTGCTGTTTTCTCGCGGCATATCCACAAAAAATAAAGCAATCACTAAAACAAACATCAGTCCCACTAATGCGAAAGCTAGATAAGCTCTTGTATTTTCACTATTCATCGTCCTGCTTCCTCTAACCGTGATACTTTTTCTTTAATTAAAGATTGATCTTGGCTTAATTGAATAATTGAAGATCCAACCCAAGCGCACAGCGAAAATACGATTCCTGCAAAGATGCCAAGCAGTACACGCAATACAGAAAGACCACCATCTTGCGCTGCTGTGCGGTTTTCTAAATTGGCGACTTTGATATCCAATGTATCGATATCCTTTTTGTTCTGTTCGCTAGTCTCTTTGTGCGCTTCATTAATGAAAGTCAGTCGAGTAACATGATCTGACAACATGCGAATATCACTCTGAATGGAGTCGATTTTCTTTTCAAATCTCAACCCATATGATTCATTTTCAGTCATGCCTTCCCCCTATTGTTCGCATAAAAGTCAGATACTCCTACTTGCACTTGATTGACATAAACTCCGCCCAAACCCCACTTTCTAAAGATTCGACTAACCTGTGGTTGTGCTTGAGTGTTATCAATCGTGACGTAACCACCTTTATCAATGCACTCGATACGTGATAACTATAGAAATGGCGTTGCTACTTGCAACCCATTTCCAATGCCCATCCGAATCACCACCGTGATGATAATAAAATGTCAGACAACTACTTTTGAGATAGAAAGCCATTGTCCAGTTGCAGCATTGAAAACCCAACCGTAGTAACCGCCACTGTTGGGGACTTTCCGATTCCAACGAGTACCATCTAACAACAACGGGACTGCAAATGTCGGAGCATCATAATCAGAAATAACTGTGAAAATACCATTATTCATCACACCTTTATATTGTGATCCAGAACCACCGACAATTGTTGATACACCGTCTTCATTCGTAATATTTACAATATTTCGACCCGATCCAAAATCATACTTATCTGGGTCGGTTGGCATATTTTCTTTAGCAGGATGTGTTGTGTTCACAAGACTGATAATACTATTGTTTGTAATCTCCCATGGCTTACGCCCATTATTTCCTGTCACACCATAATAGTTGTAATGACATCCGTTGAATATTACTTTTGAGTTGTTGATGTACTTAGTAGATACGGTATTTGCACCCCAGGGGTTGTTCATACCACGCATACTGTTAATCACAATATTTGAATCCGTGATGTATAAGTCATGGTTTTTAACTTCTTCAAACCCACAGCCATTGAAGACAATCCCAAAACACCCGTGAACTCTATATGCTATATCTTCGCAGAAGTCTGCGCAGCATGTTGTAAATGTGCTGTATGTTAGATTGTTCAAGTCATAAGCACGTTCACTGACGCGCTTTACATAAAAATTATCACAATGTAAGCTTGTCCCCCCGTTTGGCGCACGTAAACCGACTCGGCAATTTCTAACAGAAACAGATAGCATTCTTGATAACCATCCCTCGTACTCAACACCTACATCCACGTTCTCGAAAGTCAGCGATTCCATATTGAAATGGTAAACTTCGAATGTGTACAAACCGTAACTGGCGACACCGACGGGCGCAATACATTTCGCTGAAAAGTCTCTTAATGTTGTGCTGCGGATTTGATCTCCATCAATATTGCCCCAGATGTCACTATCAATATCAATAGCAACTAGATAGTCCATATTGTAAGAGCGAGTCATATCCTGCCAAATTCTGTCAGGTAGACTTTCAAAATCATGTGTTGTTTTTAAAAATCCACAAGAGTCTCGACCCACACCGACTGTTTTTGATCTTGGGGGTATCAACACTCCTTTTGATACTTTATGAAATCTACTTAGTCTTACTTCCCCGCCAGTGCGTGGTAAAGTCGCGTACATAGTTTTAATAGCTGGATAATCATCATTAATACCATCAGCACCGAACATCTCAGGGGTTAAGTAGCTGCAATCGACACGTACCCAAAAAAACAATGGATTTGAGCTCGCAATAATTGTGCCACCGTTATCCACAAGCCCGCTTTTTTGCGTTGAAATGAACCACCCACCGCCAAGCCCCAAACCCTCATGAATAGACACCAAGTAAACTCGAAGCCCTTTTCTCGGCGGGTTGAGTAATCGAAGTTCATCACGCGATTTAATGCCGTCATTAACTACCTGTTGCTCTGCATTAATTTGTTTTTGATTCTTATCACCATCAACAACGAATGAAGCATCCCACCCTTTATCTACAGCGATCTGAGCTAACCGCTGCATCAAGTAGTTGTAATAATCCTCAAGCTGATCAAGTGCTACACCTTGCTCTCTAATTTGCTCTTGAATAGCAATATTAAGTAACTCTAGTGCCTTTTCTCTAGAGATTTTTTCCAAAGCTAATGAGTGCGCCCACTCCTGAAGAATTGCAGTGAGTTTATCTAAAGAACGCTCAATAGCATCAGGATAAAAATTATCATAATTCGTGATATCTAATTGTTGATCTACAGGTGTTTCACCTGCTATGTAGAACTCAAATCCATTATTAGGCGGTGAGTAAAATGTAATGTATCCACCCAAATTGTCTTCATTAATTACAACTGTATAAAGAGATTCATCTATATTTTCAAAATCAGCATCAACTTGGTGCTTTACAGAAACACCGCTAGCATCTTCTTGGTCAAATACACGGAAAGTAAAATCAAAACGCGTATTAGTGCCATTTCCTTCATACAAAGGACTAAGCCGCTCGGAAATAGAAACAGTCATAAAAACACCAATAAAAAAGGCCGTATTCTCTACAGCCAATTTTAGGTAAGCTTACAAATAAATAGTTGGTCGCTAGTCTCGTACTGTCAACAGGTTAATTTTCTGGTGTATGTTTCCCTGTTATCGTACCGCGTGTTGCATCGTAAATACTGTCTGGTGCATCTTTCTTGCCTTGGGCTACATCAAGCCAATAACCAGAAGGCTTACCAAGTACAGCAAACGGAATGCCCGTAACGAGGGTCGCTGTATTCATTAAATCTTTTGAAGCTTTACCTTGATTAACTTCCTTATCCTCATCCAAAGCACGTCTTGCATGTTGAATGAGAGAAAGCCCGCTCTCACCCATACTGAATACTGGTGATGCTGTGTAGCGGTCGTTCACAATGGTATCGTCCGTATTGCTAATTGCAGCATTTACCACATTACCAGCATAAGGCACAAATGCCGCAAGCATTTTAACTTGTGAAAGAGCAAGTTTTGCTGAAAGGTCGTCCCACTTCTCATCATCTTTATCGTCATCCTTTATACCGCCTGCAAAAATAATGCTGAGCAGTTCAGACAACATCGAAGGGATAGAGATCATCATTAACGCCACATACGCCAAGCGTGGCGATGCTTGCACCCATGACCCGTTGCTTGCTTCAAGTGCTAACTTAGCTTCTGAACTCGTCGTGTTCCAAACCATATTGAACCAGTTGTAAAACATTAGAAACATGCGTCTAGCAGGCGTGCCGCGTTCAAGATTTGAAATCCCTTCTGGTGACATATCCGTCATGTATTGGCGAATGACGGCATCAGCCGCATGAACCGCATCGTATTGCGTCATACCTTGTTCAGTGTAATGGTTGAAAGCCGCTTGCCAAGAGATCATTTCCATTGGTCTTTGTATCGTTGTCTGCAATACATACGCGTGCTTCATGGTGAAATCTTTCACTGTTTGAATTGCGCCCTTTTGAAAAACAATTTCATCCACCGCATAACGGTATTCATCCGCTGCACGGTCGAATCGGGTTTTCATGAAGTCAGACATTTCCATGATGTTATTTGCCATGTCTTCACGGGTAGCAACTGAAGCAAAATAATGGGTCTGAGCTTTTAGTAATTGTTTCGGCGGTACTGCAACAGCAACTTGTGTAAAGCCTGTGAACTGCTCAACAGCATTTTTTAAGTTACCCGCCATAATCGCAATCCCAGTATTGCGGCGAAGTGTGCGGAAAATACTATCTAGCAAACTAATGCCTGAGCTTTCATCAACGGTCTGATTTGCGATTGCTTTCAACCATGGGTTAAAGACTTGTTTAACCCCAAATGGCAATACGCGCTCAATCTCATTTCGAAAATCTTTATTCAACAATAAACGCCCGATTTGTCGAATCTGTAATTCAAGATGGATGTAACGCAATTCTTTATCAAGATGGCTTGGTAACCGAGACATATCTAGCTCAAGTTGATCGTGGTAACGATCTGCACGTGACTTGGTAAAGTTCGCGCCAGTCGTTGCGATATCTAGAGCCTGCAAGTTGTTTTCAGCTAAGTTTTTATCTTGAATGCGGTCTTGCTCATTTGAGCGAATACGGTCATAAGCAGCAGGCACATAACCGCCTTCATACTCACCAAATGGCGTACTAATAGGCGTACGTGGTAATTCATCAAAATAGCGACCGTTAATTTTTTTATGTGTGATTTGTGCTTGCTCTTTGTATTTATCAAAAAGATTCCAGAGCTTTTGGATGTTATCCATATCTTTTTTGGTAATCACGCTCTCTTTAACCATCCGGCTAAAGAATTGATCCCATGCACTGAAATCAACCGAACCATCTTCTAAACGCGCGCCCCACCCATAGCCTAAAACAAGACGCTCTTTGTTGCTTAAGTTACCTGTATGCAAAATCGCATGGAGCAAAGATTGCTTGCCCACGAAAGTAAAGTTATTAAGTTCAGGTGCAGCAATTTTTGAATTATCGAGTTTGCCAAATCCTTCAAAAATATCGACCACATCTTTAAGCATCTTGGCTTTCTCAATACGATATTTAGCCAAAGCATCTTGCATAGGGTTGATTAGATACGTACGGAATTTGCCACTTGCGCCGCCGTCTAACCAAGTCACCACCTGGTCGACACGTTTTGCTGAAGCGCCTAATTCCATGAACTTAGCTTTAAGTTCTGCGGTCTTATCTCTACCCAATAAAGTTTGCTGAATCTTTTCAACACTTTTCTTACCACCTGTTTGCTGTATTAGTTCTTCACGGACCTGTTCACGCTCAAAGGCTTCATTGGTCGTATGCCAAATCTTATTTTCTTTAGATCGATGCCAAAGTGTTTCGACTGCGGCCATAACTGCATTGAACTGTTCAAGTGTTAATTCGCGATAGTTTTGGTTTTCAGGCAATGCGCCTATGTTCTGTATTTCGGCATATGTGGTCGGGTCATATTTACGAATCAATTCTAGTTGATGCTCATAATTTGTTGATTCGCGGCCAAGATCATATTTGCCCAAAATGCCGCGGGCAGCGGTCACAAAATCAAAGTCACGGTTTTTAGATAACTTCTCGTTATTTCCAAAAACCTTTTTGACTAAATCAAGGTGTTTTTGAATCTGGTCTTTTGCATCATAACTGTATTTGGTTGCATAGAACTGAACCAATTGATTGCGCTTATGGCGTGCAGCTTCTACCGTCTCCCCCTTTCTAAATGCTTCATTTGCCATGCGCCCTAAACGAGCATCATCTTGTGCACGTACATGCGGTCGAATATCTTTAATTTTTTGACGTTGCACAATGTCTTGAGCAACTATCTTTGCTGCTTCATTCAAAGCAGACTTGCGGCCAAGTAAACCGTTTAGTGCAGCCATTTCAGCTGAAAGCATACGCGCACGAACATCATTGTGTAATGCGGCTTCGACTGCTTCTATAATGCTTTGTTGATCGAAAAATTCAGAATATTGTACAGCCATACGCGCATCGGTGAGCTCATCAATTTTTTGCTTAGGACTCGGTGAATTAAGCAGGTCTCGTATCAATGCATCGCCACTTTCATACCCGAACATTTCAGCAACTACATCGGGGTTTTCACCACCGCGCTGTGCAAAACCATAAGCGCCTTTAGAAATGCTTTGGTAAATATCACTGTCACGTCCATATTTAGCTTCAATCCAATCTAGTGATAACTTGCCTTTGGTTGTGCGACCCTCTGCATAGCGATGCAGCAAATCCATGTCCTGTGAATAATCCAACAATTCAGGGTCAACTTGATTTGAATATTGATTAACGCCGCGCAACTGTTCCGCAAATTTATCTTCAAGTTCACGGGTATCAAATTTGCCGTGTTCATCTAAAGTTAAATACCCTTCTTCACTAAGCTTTTCAGCCATCAATTCAATTGACAGGCCTTTTACTTTTGACTTTGAAGAACGTACGACAGGTTTATTTCCAACGCCTGATTTGGTTTTAGCTGCTTCATCAATGCCCCAAGTGCTTTCTACTTCATTGGCATCAAGCCCGCCGAATTTAGCAATCGCTTCAAATAGATTGTCGCGTTCAGGTTCAACCTTGGTTGAATCACGCTTAGCAACTTGGTCAAGCGGTTGACGTAGAAATGCAATAGCCTGATATACAGGTTCTTGTGCAATTTCTTTTGCCATATCTTCGCGAACAGCAGCGCGCTTTCTATCAGCTTCTTTTTGCAATGTTTTCAGATACTTAGACTTCTGCTTTTGGTACCAAATCATATTGCGCAGGGATTTCTGCTCTAAAGTATTTATAGATAATTCTGTAGCAATTTCATGATCTTGGCGCATTTCGTCATAATCTTTTGGCGAAATACCAAGGCGCATTGCATCATCTTGATGAATTAGCATTTCAAGATTTGATGCAGCTTGTGCTTCAGCAATTGCACTTGATGATGCAAGCATACGGTCCATTACGCCTGTGATATCGGCATTCAATTCTGCACGGTCATTGATGCCCATAAACTTTTCAATGTTCCGGTACACGGCAATCATGAATTGTCTGAATCGGTTGAAAACTTGCTTTAATGCCGCGCTCGGTGCTTTACCCGTAAAAACATACTGTTCAAAAGTTTCTGCAAATTTTTCGTGTACTTCTGTTTTTTCTGCATCGGTGAAAAAATCCCATTCGCCCAGATCAGTTGTTTCTGGTGAAGCCCACTTCATTACCGTTTCCATGTCCGCACGGACTTGTGCGGGCGCATCAGGACTTAGGGCGAGTTGCATATTCATTTCTAAGAAGTGATGCCCAAGTTCGTGCACAAATGTTGAGAAGTCAGCATTTTTACTTAAAACAATTGTTGAACCATCTTGACCAGTGCTGAAAGTAATAGAGCCGCGTGTACCGCCATTCGCTTGCTTATAAATATTCGGATTATTAGCGTCAAAAGTTCCACTATTATTTATGGATTTAATCTGCTCAGAATCAAATACTGATAGTGTTTGATGCCCATCATCGCTAAATGCAATTGCATCATAACCAAGTGCTTTTAGTTTCGGCACAAGGTCATTTGCCCAATGTTTATAATTAAACTCATTTTTTGTTGAGCTCCAGTTGAACTGACCATTCTTAGCCTGATCCACGATACCTTGCCCAAGACGAGTATCTGCATCTATCTCAGCCAAAACTTTCAATCCAGCTTTTGTGTTTAGATCAAGCGGGTTTTCAGCTTTAACATAAATGGCCTCAATACGAGCATCTGGATATACAGGATTAATGTCGCCATAATCCATCATTTCCTGAATATCTCGGAAGCTTAGACGAGTTCCATCCTTACGGTTTACATATTCATTACCATCTGGTTCAAAGACATTGCCCTCGTGGTCTTGGTACACTGGATCACTACGTTTACGCCCACCGCCTGCGCCTTGTGCGTAGTATTCAGCAATATTCATATCGTCAGTGGTATGTATTAAACCGCCTGCCCGATCCTTGTCCCATTGCGTCCAATTATCTCGTGTGCCGTGATAGCGAACTTGTGGTCTACCTTCTGAATCAATAGTCTTACTGTCACCAAACCAATTTTTAAAAGCTTCAGTTTTAGTTTGATCTATAACGGATTGGTTAAAGGTCTTACCGTTCGTGTCTATCGCATCAGCAATACGAATCGGGTAACGGTCAAAAGCTTCTTTTGCAGAAATACCAAGTTTATCGCCTAACGTTGAATAGAAAGCTGAAGTTAATTCACCCGCTGCACGATTGTATTTAGCCGTAAATGTTCCGACTTTAGCCAATTGGTTTTGTACTTCTGTTGCGACCAACTCTTTTGCATCTTCAGCACTTTCAAAACGGGCTTGCTCAGCCATATATGTATCGGCTTCTTGCTGCATTTGTTCCGTTGTTTTTGCAAGGTTCTCTTGGGCTTCGCGATAAGTTGGCATGTCCGGGCTTGAACGAACGTTCTCGACAAAATCTGTTGGACGCTCAACAACTGACATTGCAGAAACAAATTCATTTACTGGTATCTGTACAGTGCCATTAAATGTTTCGGCTGTACCCAACTGATCTTGCAGACTTGGCGCACGTTCAAATAAATCGGTCGGCTCAATATTACGATCACGTAATAACTGGTTGAAGGTCTGACCATCTATATAAACTTCTTCAACCGCGCCGTGTTCTTCAACTGCCTGTTTGATAAATGCTTGGCTTGCAGAGTCATCACGTTGTGCTGTCTTGCTTTCTTTGTTGCGGTCAATAAGGTTGTTAAGTACAGCTGCAAACGTACTTGAACGAACAGCATCTTGCTGTTGATCTTGTCGCAATTGGTCTAATGCAAATTGAGCTGTACGTTGGTTTTTAACTTTTGATGCAGATGTAATTGCTACTTCAGGCGCTGCTGTTGCAACTTCTAACAAGCCTTCTAATGCCATTTCTACAGGATCGGCTTTTTCACCAACAGCATCAGCCGCACCTTTAACGGAATACATGCCCGCAGCGGATTGAATGACCGCTTGACCACCAACAGTACGCAAAGGACCGCCAAAAGTTACAGGCATTAATGCACCGCCCAACGCTGAGTATTTGGCTGAACCCCACGTCTTTGCAGCTGCATAATCAATCTGTTCTTGGCGGGTTAAAAACTTCTCACGGGCTTCTGCCATGTTCTGACCATATGACACAAGAGCATCGGCCGTGCCTGCACCTAATGCGCCTTGTGCCGCATTACCTGCGGTTGTTACGCCACGTACTAACTTAGCTGCCTTTTCTAGGTTCATCACCATAGGGGCATATTTAGCTGTATTTCGGATAAGTGAATTTGTTAAAACACCGCCTGCCCCCGCGCCTGCATAATACCCAACTAATGCGGGGGGTGCTTGTTCAATTAAAAACTCACCCACTAAACCTGCATCAGCATTGCTAACCAGTTCTTGTGCCGCGCCCAATACGCCTGCATCATTTGTCTGTGCCGCAAGTTGTGCTTGATAAAGCGCTTGTGTCATTTCTTGTGAAGGCGCAGCTTTATTTTTTACTCGTGTTGCCAAGTTAAGAAGGCTGTCGTTTCCAGTTGTTGCGCTAATTACTGCACCTTCTGTCTGACCAATAGCCGCAACAGCACGAATAGCCGCATTTACATATCGATTGCCTTGTTCTTGTGGGCTAGTAGGTTCAGCAGTCGCCGTGTGCTCCATCCAATAGACTTGGTTTTCATAGTATTTTTTAAACCGTTCGGCAGACATTACGCCTGCTGTTTTCTTGATGCGGTCGTAATGTTCTTTGAAAACTTGGTCTGATGTTTGGGGCACTAAAGATGTACTTAGCGTATCCAATAAATTAGGGTTTACATTTGGCTTGACCTGCTTTTGAGGGTCTTCGTAAATGCCTAGTTCTTTCAGTCTCTTTTTTTGTTCTGGTGACGTACCTTTAGACAAAACATTTTGTATGTCTTGATATGAAACAGGTTCATACGGCTTATTCAAACTCGAACCCAATAACGATACTTTATCGCTAATGTCTTTTAGGTTTTCAAAGTCGTCAAGTGAAACAGCGGCTTGATTTGGGTTAAGTGCGTATTTACCCAATACAGGGTCACTTGCAACCACTTCATTGACGCGTTTTTGAGTGTTTACCTCATCAGCAACAGAAACGATCTGTTCAGGCGTTTCTGTCATCTTGTTATAGTCTAAGCCCAACGAACGTGCAGCCTTACGCGCACGGGCTTCTGTATCCGCGATTTGCGTTGGGTTCTTGCCTTGGTTTAATTCGAATAATTGACCAATTGTCAGATTTGTATTTTGATCAGACATAATAAAAGCACTTAAGATTACGGTTATTTGTAATCTTAAATGCTGTTATTGGTTAGACTGGCTTTTGCTGTTGACAGCTTAAATACTTATTGAATGTAAAAGTCTAATTTTTCTTCCAATCGATTATAAATTTTTAATTTAACGACTTGGATTTCTTCATCTGTTAAATTTTCTCCTTTTTCGATAGAAGCATAAGATACCCCAGTGCTATATGAATTATTAAGTAAAGATTTGCATTTTTCTAAAGCAACATCTTTTAGCTTACTTTTATTTGCAACTGAATACCTTTTAGAATTTACAGCATCTTTTAAACACTGATCAGTCTTTATAACAGAGGAAGTGAATTTCTCAAATGGCCGATCTTTCATTGCGGGTATTAAGTCTTGGCACATCGCATTAAAAATATTTCCGCCGACTGTTTCGGGAATCGCATTAATTTTTAAAGGAGTTGAAGGGTTAAATGATTTAACAACTTTATTCTTATTATTATAAGAAACCATAGAAATTAAATTTAATGTTCTTTGTTTACACGCAATATCAAAATACGTTTTTACTTCCACAACATCGTTCAATTTAGGTTTACTAATATTAACTGTGTTTTTAACCCATATTTTTGCTTTTTCATTATCTAAATCTAAATCCATTGATTCTTTATCCACAGAGTAGACTTCTTTGCCATCTTTAAAAATATCAATCCATTCCGCATTAGCAGACGGAATAAAACATAAAAAAGATGCTAACAAAATTAAAATTCTCATTATATTAAAAACCCCTTCTAGCCATTGAGTAATAAGCATTAAGATATTCTGCTAATGTTACTTTTGATAAATCACGACCTTGTTTTTTAAATAAGTCATCAATTTTCTTTTGAGTATTAGGAGCAATATCGTCTTTGCTTTTAACAGAGTATATGCGATTTAAAGTGCTTTCAGAACTACCAATCGACACCCCAAAAAAAGAACGTGATGTTGTGATTTTGGTATTTAGGCCGATAGTTTTAAGAACAGCTCGACTAAATTCATCCTTGGTCAGCTTGCTTCCTTTTCGAGCTTCAGCTTCACGCAATGTTTGCGTTACGTCAGCCTGAACAGCAGCATAATGATCGATCTGATTCTTATTTGTCTTATTTGTAATGCCAAGCATAGGTAAATAAGGATTTAAATAATCCGAAACCGTTTTAGGGCTAACTTCAATAGCATCTTCTTTTCTTGCATCTTTTGGTGAAGCATTTACATCGATGTACATTTTTGTGACAGCACGATAATCTGATGGGGATAATTTATCAGCGTACTGATGCAAAACTGATTGTGGTTTTCCTTTGAAAAGCTCATCTTTATTTAGCATAATCATGCTGTAAATCGTAGGGTCGGTTTTAATATCTTTTTTAAATTTGGCATTACTAACCGCTTCTAAACTTTTGATCTGGTTGGGTTCTAAAGCATTAATATCTACCACAGGAATTTGTTCATAAGTAAATTGTCCTGAATTAATGCCTTTAAAGTAATAATCATATACTTGGTTTTGTTTTTCTTCTTTAGCTTTATCCTGCCCATTGTAGTATCTATCAGTAAGGGAAAGTGCTTTCTGTTTTACATCAACAGGAACGTTACTGTTCCAAAGTTCTTCATAAGCTTGTTCCCGTGTTTTTGCAGGCTTGTTTGCGTACTGCCCAAAATCTTTAGTTAACCACTTATCCATACGTTCTAAATACGCGCGACCTCTAGGCCCTTTAGGTTGCCCCCCTGCTAATACCCTTCTTGCATCCTCATCCCCGCCATGATAGTAAGCGGCAATAACCATTGGGTCTTTTGTTTTATATTTTTTACTAATGTCTGAAATAAAATCAAAAGCAGCGTCAATAGTATCTGCGGGGTTATTAATATCCCGCTTGCCATTATTACTGTACTCTTTCCATGTTTCGGGCATAAATTGCATAACCGACTTTGCACCTTTTGGTGATACGGCATCGTTATTTGATTTTTCACCAGATAAACGAATAGCAAGTAAAAGTGGTACGGCCCATTCCATGCCTTTTTCTTTTGCAGCATGCACAGTGTAAACATCCAAACGCTGATCATTGTATTTGATGTTTTTCATCTGATCAGGTGTAAGACTTTTAAGCTCCTGAGCAATTTTTGCTGATGCTTGCGGGGGAACGTTTAAAGCAGGGTTGCTGCCCTCTTGTGTTCCGGTTGTGGCCATATTAACTAAAGATTCGACTTGCTGATCTTCAAGTTTTTGATGAATACGCTGATCTACCTTAAAGCTATCTGCTAATGAAATCTCGTCTTTATATTTATTTTTATAGGCAAGTGCTGCTTTTAAATCACCATTTTCGACAAAGGCGCTAATGTTTGTGATGTGGGCCACCGAGACATTTTTAAGATAAATGTTTTCTGCTTCAGTCGCTGCCTTTCCTTCAAGATTCATTAATTTACCTAATGAAGCTTTAAGATTAGCACGGCTTTCATCAATCTTAGTGAAGTCACCAGGGTTCTCGTTTATTTCTCGAATAAAACGATCTGCTGATGATGAATAAACGCTTTGTTGATAAACGTCATTTTCACGTACAAAGTAATTTTGTAATGAGCCTTTGAACTGCACCGCGTCACGTTCTGACATTTCTCTAAACAAGGCACGTTGACGGCTATTACCTAAAGTATTTGCAATTTGCCCAATACCGTCTTGATAGGCTTTTGTATAGTAATCTACAAACCCTCCACCGTTGCCATCATCAAAACTTACTACATCTACCCCTTTTTTGTTGCCGTACCCATCGACATCATTATTTTGCAAATGAAGTTTTAATTCAGCGAGTTTATTTTGGGCATCAATAACACGTACGCGGTCCGCTTCATCTTGGTATGCTTGGTACGCATTCAAACCTGAATTAAGTGCGCCGATTAAGCTATCAGTTTTATTACCAACTAGGCTTGCCGCTTCGCCTGCTGACATGCCCCCGTTGACTTGTACATTTGGAACGCTATTGTCAGAAACTTGTCGATTAAATTGTGGAATACGCATTAACTAGCTCCAAACCAATTCCAATTATAATTTTGCCATGACGCGCCTTGCGAATTACTGCCACCTATACCATAAAGGCTTGAAGCAAAGTCAGAACCGCCACTAGATGCAGAACCGCTTTCAATCCCGCCCCCTAAACCGCCTTTACCCATACTTGAACCAAATGCGGCAGCAGCTTCCCCACTAAGGTTTAGTATCGTGCTTAATACAGGTCTAATGGACTTCGCAGCAACACGATAATTTTCGGCTTGATTGCGGTAATTTGTGGCTTGAACCTTGTGCCCCCAAGACTGAAGCGCAGCATTGTATTTAATTGAATCAATATCACCTTGAGCAAGCATCTCTGTTGAAGCAAGTAAATCAATGGCTGAACCTTGTGTTACATCAATACCATTCTCCGCAAGGGCGTTAATTTGGCTTGATTTAAAGGCCGAAATGTTACGCTGATAATCGGTTACAGCATTGGTACCGTCTTCAATAGCTTGCCGAGCCTGATTATCTGAAAGGGTTGCATTGTAAAGGGCGAGCTTTTCTTGGTCCTTAAACGCCTGTTTTTGCGCTTTCATTTTTGCGTAATTGGAAAGCGCTTCTACACCTTTAACCGCTGCATATGCATATGGATTTGTCATAACGCCCCCATCACGAACGGATGAAACATTTTATTGTTCGCGCCGTATGGTTCCGCTTTTTTTAAATCAAAGCCAAGTCTTTTTAAGAAACGTATAGCATTCTCGTTTTTTTCATACACATGATTTACAAGAACGGCATACTCCGACCGCATTTCCTTTAAAATACTTTGGCATTGTTTGTAAAATTCAAACGGATATTGTTTTATGAAATTTGTGCCAAGTAACCACGGGCAACCAACATTTCCTATTAAACTTGACATTCCAACGCCACAAATAAAAAGCAATTTACCGTTAACTACTACAGTCCAAGCATCACTTGAATGCTTGATAGACATTTTGATCATCCAATGAAAGTTGTCATTGAAGTACGCTTTCATTTCATCTTTATCGGCATCGCGCAGGTTTTCAACAAGAATACGAATATCGCGCTCAGTTGGCTTACGAATTTCAATATTATTTCGTCTCATGTCATTTTTACCTCAATTGCCAATAGCTTCATAGGTAAAGGTTTATCATGTTTTACAGTAATTTGAATGTCACTTTCGTAAGTACTGTCAACTGGTACCTCTATTAAACCTGAATACAATTTAAGAGGGCTACCATAGCGCTCATTACTGCGCGGTTTAAACTCATCGATTGGTGTACGGTCCTCGATATCTTGGTTCGCACCGACCAAAATGTTTTGAGACTCTCTTACTCTTAGGTGAACTTTATTGACGACTTTAGGTTTAACGGGGTCATTTTGTTCTTGAAAAATTGGCAATGTTTGTAGTTCAGCTTCATAATTCAGACCAACCCAAATATTAGATAATTCACGTGGCAGTTTTATTGTGCCGTTTTCTACTTTTACATCGGGTTTAACGCCACCATCTGCAAATACAGATACTGTTTGTCCTTCAAGCCAATCTAATCCGGTTAAAGTTGATGTAGGGCTACCCTTATACTGAATGCTGCTATCTAAATAGCACTTATCCTGCATATCTAACGGCTGCCTTGTAAGCATACGTTCAATGGTATAAAAACCGTCACGCTCAATAATCGCATATAAAACAGATTGATCATCCTCCGGTATTTCTGCAATAGACAAAAATTTACCGTTGGTGTGATGCTCTGCCCAAGCCCAAACCTGTTGCTTTGGCTCATATGTTAATGAAAGCAAAACACCATCGCCACGTACAAAATATATAATATTCAAAGGGTTACGCAATAACGCACAATCAATAATTTTTTGCCCATCAAAAAGTTGTGGGCACATTATTGATAAGTCAATTGTTTGATAAAAAGATGCGTTGTATCCGCTTGCCAATGATATTTCGTGTACGTGCCCTGTTTGATCAGAGGAAAAAATTGTAGCGCCATCAACTTCAACGGGTGTCACATCATTTGCACCTGTACTGTACTGCTTGTTCATGTTCACACTAGCAGCTGTTACGGCTCCATCCGCTGACATTTTCCAAAGTGCCCCACTTGTCAAAATAAGTAAATCACTCATTGTAACTAGGTGTTTTACCCCGTTACCATCACGAGCGGAAAAGCGTATCTGGATAGAATCAGTATCTTGCATAGGAATGTGATACCCAAAATTATCATCAGTTGCTGTACGTGACATGCGAATCCACTGTGGTGATTGATACCCCCCTCCATAAACTTTACGCTGCCCATGATAAGAAACGGCAGTCGGATAAAATTCAAAAGGGTTACGAATTAATGGCGGTGTGATTGATCCGTTTGTCTCAATATTATCGTCAGTAAAACTTGTTTCGGTTGTTTCACCTATGAAGCTTGCTAAACCAGATCGTAGTTTAAAAATGTTGTAGCGGTTAGCACCAGTTACCGCACCCCATGTAATTGTGTTGTAATTCCCCGCTAGTGTTAAGTCGTTTTGTACAACAACCTTTAAAGATGCAGCAGATTCATTTTGTTCATCTACTGCGGTGACTTGGTAAGAATAATCACGCTCAATGTATGAGTCGTGCATACTTCCACCGGGTTTATACTTATCTTCAATATGGGCAGTTGCGGCAACATTTTGCGGTGTACTAATGCCATATCCCACTGTAACCAGTTCTGTTATCCATTCCGTTGCGCTCTTACGAATAATTTTTCTAGGTGGATAGTTAGGATGGGTTATTGTCACAACGTCCGCAGATTGAGCATAACGTAGTTGCATTAAATGCTCTTCGGCATACGGTACTGCAACTTCTAAAGGTTCATTGTTTTCATTCAGCAGCATACCGCCGTCAGCAAAGAAATTTATAGCGCCTGCACGAATAGCCAAAACAACGGCTTGCTCTTCACTAAAAACAAAACGGATTAAACGCATTTTGCCCATTGTTTTCGGGTAATGGTGTACGTAGCGGAAGCCTGCACGATAGACAACCCCGCCAAACAGTTCGACATAAAGGTTTTTGCATTTAGCTACACCAGTCTGATATTTCGCCTGATCAATGCGACCAAACATGTCAGGCGAAATTACGCCACCATTAAACGAATATTGCATTTATCGTGCCTCAAACATTGAGCCTGTATGCTCAGGCCGTGCTTCAATCCGATGTTGTTGCAGGTCAATGAAAATTGCTTTGTTCTTTTCAATTTCATAAAGCTGCATCATGGAGATTTGTTTTTGCTCATTCTGTGTCAAAGGGCCTGCTATTCGTGCGGCCAACAAATAAGATAGAGCGGTCTTGAAAGAATCGGGCATTAATGCCAAGTCTTTCACATCGTGAACATAGCGTAAGATTGGTGCGGTATCTTCTGTGAATAGAAGATTGCCTTCTACATAGAATCGGCTGCCTGATTCAAGCTGAAAGATACGGACCTTATCACTTGGCAGCACATATGCTGTTCCAAACTCATATCCTGCATCGACATTCAAGCGAACGCGCTTAACGGCAAACGTCCATTGATGTTCGTTGTCCAACAGCTCTCTACGGCAAATTGGGTAAAAGGTATTACACAATCTTGCATGCTTTGTCGGTTCGGTTAGTTCATTTACAACATAGCCCTGCGCGAGATGCGACAGGGCTAAATTGCAAAGATCAACAATTGATCTCATAGGCTTTACTCAGCTTGTGTTGAGCCTGTCGCGCCGCGGCCTGATGCTTTCGGCTTTTCTTCAACCGGCTTAAACCAAGTTTTTACTTTTGGGTTCACTAAACCCGCAGGCACATAGAACTCTGTACCTACGTCACGAATACCGTGGTAAAAACCTTTTTTGATAGCAACTACTAATGCTTGGTCTGACATCTAAAGTACCTCGATTAAACTGGAACAGTTGCGCCGCTTACAGCGTCATAGTTTGTACGGATATCCGCTTCATTGCCCAACCAAGCCGAAATAGATCCAGTAGGCGCATTGGCAACCGCATAAGACAAACGGATAAAACGTTTTGTCGCACTGTTTACGTAAAAGAACGTACCTTTGTTCAGTTCAGCGGCTTTAAACGCTTTTGATGCGGCTGCCGCTGTATAAGTTGTACCGTCCGCACTTTCTTCAAGTGTCACTGTAACGGTAGCATTTGCAGGCCCAACTACATGCCCTTGAAGGCAGATAGGTAAACCCGCTGTACCAACAGATTTATGCACTGTGTCCAAAGTGAAAGTACTAGCACCCGCCGCAATAGCTTGCTTATCGGAGAACTGTAGTAATTTATCAACTAATGCCATGGTTAAATTCTCCTTAAACTACACGGGCTTCAGTGTTAAGAATCACATCACAGATGCGAATCGGCTCACCATCCCATGCTTGAATTTTGCGGCTACCGTCTTTACGGAAGTCTTCAAGAGTCAAGCGCACATTTTTAAAGTGATTGACTTGGCCTTTAAGCGCTTGGTTAACAGTACGGTTCATGTAGATTGCTGTACGTGCTGAACCTGCAAGTGGTAAGAGAGAAAGTGCTTCGTCCAATAAATCAATAAGATTTGCACCAGTAGATGCGTCTTTTGAAAGTTCCGAAACATCAATGTTTGCGATACGAACAACCGAGCGCCAGTCACGTACAGATAAACCCACGTCCCATTGGAAGTATGTTCGCATTGCTTCATAACGGCCGCCTTGCGCATCAAGTACCGTTTGTTGCCCTTTGTCCTGAATATCAAGACCCGCTTGCGTACCTTGCGGATAGAACAAGTGAGTTTTTTCACGCCCCCACTGCACAATGTAAATTGACGTATTGTCAGTGCCTGTACCGCCTGCATCCAGAATGTTTACAGCGTTTGCAGGTGCTACGCCTGTTTCAGGGTCAATAAGATGGTTGTAACGCGTTGCTAAACCGTTAAAGGTAGATACATCACCTGCAACATCACCATAGATAATGTTTTCCATTACCTCTTGTGACATACCCTCTAAGAAGCCTGCATCTTCTTCAGAGCGCCATTGTTTTTTATTTTCGCCTTGAAGGTCGTACAAGGTTTTATCAACTTCTGAATACGAAGTTAACTGACCAGTACTATCAGAGACTTGAACACGTGATGTTTTTTCGGGTTGCACACCATAGTTCAATTTACGCCATGTACCTTTTGGTAAACCTGAGCGAACGCTAGTTTTATTGTGGGTACCACTATTTGCTTCAAGCACTACAGCATCGTCAAGTAAGTCTTGACGTTTGTTGAGTACTTCGATAATCGCCCCAACTTTAGAGTTCGTACCAATGTTATGGGCAACGTCGGCTAATGTTGGGTTTGTTTGTACAATCGTAGGCATCTAAGTATTCCTTATGATTTGTCATACCATACGGCCGCTGGTGCCACGTTCGCTGTATTTGTACCTTTTCCATGTGTCATGTTGTCACCTTCTAACAACTTACCAACTTCTGTCATAAAGCCAATTACAGCGGGATGGTTACCGAGTCCGCTCTTAAAGAGAATCTTAGAGATTTCAGCGCCACGTGGTAAGCTGAAGGCGCGTTGTGCTGTCAACAGGTTTTCCTTCAATTTTTCCCCGCCGTACTCAGGGTCCGCTTTAGCTGCATCGACCCAAGAAGCAATCACTTTTTGTTGTTCTTGCGCTTGTCGTTGTTGCATTTGCACGCCTAAATCAACGAGTTTTTGCACTGCTTCTTGTGGCATTTTGAACTGTTGCCCAAGTTCCTGAAGTGTTTTTGAGTCTTCTGGGTTCAGTGAATACCCTTCAGGCATAGTGAAATCTGTGTATTGAATTGGCTGTTCTGCAGGCAGTTCTTCACCACCTAATAAAACTTCGGACTTGGTTTCAGTATTTTCACTACTGGTGTTTGTGGTAGGTGTGGTTTCAACCTGAGTTGTAACAGGATTGTTCCCGCCTGTTTCAGTAGCAGTTGTAGTTGCAGCAGGTGTATCTGTTGTGGTAGCGGTAGTTGCTGCATCAGTTGCTGTCGTAGTTGTTGTCACTTCGCTCATGGTTCACCTTCTCTTTAAGTTTTAAAAATCTTTGTTTTTGCATGTCTAACCACGCATCTGAATTGGCTTGTGTGATTTCACCAAGTATGAATAGTCCAAACTCTCGGCGGCCTTCCATGAAAGCAAAATCACTGATTTGTGACCCGCCGCCATAGGTGGGTTGAAATACGCTTGCCCGATCAATTAAGCGCATTAAAAAACGCTTACCATATTCGGTTTCTAAGATTGAGCGCAGGTCATTTAGTTCCTGGTCACGCTCGCTCTTATTTTCTTTACCTTTGGTTTCTAAATCGCTCATGCACCACCGCCTTGCAAGAACATGTCAGACAAAGTTTCTGCATCTGTATCGCTTACAGTCTTAACCGTATTGGCGTTGGTGTTTTGTGTTTGTGCTTGTTGGGCTGCAAGGGCTTGTTGCTGTGCAATTTGTTGTTGCGCTGCACGGTCACTACGGATTTGATCAACGATACGTTGAGGACGGAAAATATCAGGCGATACGCCGTTAATCTCCGCGTATTCATCCATAAATTTATCTGTATCAACTTTATCAAGTACTTGCGGGTCGACTTGGGCTACTTGCCCAATCATGGCAAGGGCACGTTCAAGAATTGCCGAACCAGAAGATTTCTGTGCAAGTGCAAGTATGGATACGAAATTGATTTCGACATCGGCGTTTTGAATAGCTTCTGGTGCAATTTGGCGTAGGTATTCACTGTTTGCTAATACACGCTCAACGCAGATTTCAACGAGTGGACGCAATAATTCATCAATTTGACGTTCTACTACCGGACCAAGCATGAGCATCTTTTCAGATTTGCGTTCATATACTTCTGTAGCGGTCATTTTGCCTTTATCAAAAGCATCAAGCATCATGAACAAATCTGTATGAAATGCGCGTTTAACACGCTCTTGACATTGTGCAATCTGCGCCATAACACCGTTCAAATCGAATTGCACATTCAACATTGCTTGAACTTGTGCAACTTGGCTCGTTGGTGACGCTTGGTAAAATGCAATACCGTTTGGCAATGTCTCACGCTCATGACCTTTCAAGTAATCAGGTAAAAGCAAAGGCGGTCGAACTTGATAGTCCACACCTACTGCAATTTGTTGATGACCTTTCTGTAATGCACGTAAATCACCAATACAATCGCTTGCAGGGCCTTCACCGTACACATCACTACTTGAAACAGTCCAACGTCCGCAAATAACCTGAAAACTCATTAAGCCACTTTCGCGTAGCAATTTATTTGATGAACTTGGTTCATAGTAAATTGAAGCGAAAGGCATGTTTTTAGGTCCATACCCTTTTGCATCTACTCGTTCATAAATTGCATGGCAAACTTCAAACTCTTGTTCGTAGTTTTTATTTTCAAACGCACTCTTAATAGCATCCGAAACATTATCCAATCCAAAATATTTAACCATGTTGATAGAGGTTAATTTGAATTTGCGATAAACGCCGTTCGGTTTATTAAACTCGTCCGTTGTGATAGCAAACTCACCGAAAGTAAGCGGTATTAAATCCATGAGTTGAGCTTTTGAATTGCGACCATGTTCAGGAGCTAATGCTGCACCGATACCGAAAGCGCCTTCTTGCATGTAAATATGATGTACAGTTCGATAAACATTGCTTTTTGAAAAAGCAACATAACAAGCATCCTCAACAGCTTTAAGCCATTGGCGAACTTCAATATCCTTTTGCAATGATTCATCTGCGGCTTGCAAGGTGAACCATTTACGACTTGGCGAACAAGTGCCCGATACCATACCCGCTGCAAGGGTTTTCAACGAGTCTTTACCAGTGTTATCAACAATTTTGGACCATGCAGATCGGTCATGCTTTTCTTGGTCTTTAATCGTTTTGATGGCAGCAGGCAAAACGTGTAATGCTAATTCGGCACAATAATCGTCCATATCATTTACACGTAATTGCCAAACAGCATCAAACCGTTTTTTCAGCGCTCTGATATCGTCTTCAGTCATCTTAACCGCCTAATAAAGTTTTCTTGCCTAAGCGCAAATCTTCGTCACTCACGCCTTGAGCATCGGTATAAAGCGTATTTGCAATACCACCAGACATGGAATTTTGTGCTTGCTGTACACGGTCAATGGTCGCGGATGAATCAGGAGATTTAGAATCTTGGCGCGTTGGTTGCTTTGGCGGTGCAATGACTTGCGCCTTTGGTGCATCCATCCCAAGAATATTGGTTACGCCGTCAAGAATATTTTTCACGCACATTGAAGGGCTCCGATTAGTTTTGCCTTTTTCGACATTATGCGATTGGCACATTGAAAAGGCCCTGTTTCCTGTTGACACTATGACGCGTATGGGTCGTAATCACGTCTAGCAGCTGATGCATTGATGGTCTGCATAATGTGGCGTTTAGGTGTATCAATTTGCGCATTGATAATTGCTGAACCATAGTCGGGACTGCGGCCAATACGCTTAATAATTTCCTCTCGAGATTCCACTTTGATTTTGGTTCCCTGCAATCCCCAACGTGGCGCCGTTAAATCTGCTAAAAGCTTTGGTTCAGGTGGCAATGCAACTGTGCTTCCATATGCAGGGTCTAAAGATTCGCGGAACTGCCACCAGAGTTGTGAACGCAGGTTGTAAAAACTAAGCTGGCCCGAACGGTCGAATGCAGTTGCAGCGTTGCGAACGTCTACAGGCACAACGTGAATGCCTGATTGCTTTAAGAAATCGTATGTACTTGCACCAACGCCAATGACATCGACATGAATGGGTGCATGATCGCGAACATGTGAGACAGCAAACGATGCGCTTGTTGGTCCGTCTGGTGAATCTTTACCTTCAAGTACGTTCGGGTTGTCATACCAATGTGCATATCGCGCAAAGCCAATTGTGTTATCGCCCCCACCACGTGCAACGTCCAATCCGTAAGAATCCATCTTGAAATCACCACGATGCAAAATACGCATGTCTTCAAGTGGTTTCCAACGTGCTTGAGCTGCTTCAACCCATTCTGTAGGAATAACTTGCCAAGGGTCATCTTCAATACCCGCACCGAAATCGCCGTATAACATTTGTGACCTCAAAGGTTCAGGCAATGCTTGTAAAGTACTCATGTAGCCTGTTTGCATGTAGTACTTGTTATCAGTCACACGTGCCGGAATGAACGTGCGTGAAGTTGGTTTAATGACGTCTTCGAGAGCGAAGTCTTTCGGGTCGAAGTCATAAACAATTTGTTCATCAATAATGACAAAGGGCTTGTTGCTTTCAACTTCTTGTTCTTTGCCATTCACATTGGCGAACCAACGAAGTTCACCGGGCTGTGCTGGGTTCGGGTAGCCTTTCTTAATCCAAGGTGCAAAGAAATCAATTACCCATCGACCTTCAGCTGTAGTAGGCGGGTTAAAAGTCAAAAGGCATTTAGGTTTAATTGTTGGGTCACTGGTACGATTCCAACCCATAATGAAACGTGCTTGGCCCTCACGGATTTCTGTAGCTTCATCCAAAGCCTTTAGGTCATGTGCACGGCCCTGCCACCGTTTTTCATCGCCCGGATTATCTAAGCCGCCGAACTCAATCAAACGGCCCTTGCCCAAATTCCAAAAAGACTTTTGCGAGTTGTAACCATTCTTGTGACCTAGAATTTCTTCACCACGTTGCACGATACCGTCTGTTTGCGCTTTCTCTTTACGCACAACTAAACTACGTTTATGTGCAGTAAGACATGAGCCGATAATCAAATCAGTCTTGCCCCCACCCGCTGCACCGCCGAAGCCGATAATGTCAGCATCCGATGTGTAAGCAGCCATTTGCGGACCTTCAAGTGGGAACCACACAGGTGCATTTGCTAGAATCCTGCTAATAACTGCGCGTTCATCTTCATTAAGCGAATTAATAAATTGCTCAATTTCCGATTCGCTCATATCCGCAATTAATGCGAGTAGTTCGTCATCATGGGTTTTGGTCATAGGTTCACACCATGCACTTTTGCGTAAGTGGCGCAAATAACCAAAACCATTAGGAAAATCCAAAAGTATTTATCCATGATCAAATAGCCTCCACTTGCCAAGGTTGAACACGAAACGTTTTATCGTGCTTGGTGGCTTTATTTGGTTCTTCATTCAAAGACAGTGTGAAGTCTTCAATACCTGTCAGCCAAAAGCCTTTGTTTGTATGAATGCCGTTGATGTAGTAATACTTACGTCTCGTGGGCAAATAGACTTGCTGTCCGATTTTGTAATTGTGCTGTTCACGCATCGTCTTCCCCCTTATTTTTGGCCTTAGCCTTTTTCAACTTGGCAAGTAGACGAAGCTGCGTGCTTGCTGCTTTTGGATCGGTTAGCGGGTTTTCTGGGTCGTTGCCAAGTTCTACACGGTCTTTGAACATGCCAATGTGCTGACCTGCTTTAATCAAAGCAGCGACTTGGTCATTCATTTTGATTTCTATGCCGTGCTGAGATTCTTTAATACCTGCATAAAGCAATTTGGCTTGGTCACTTACACGTGTCGTATCTGCGATATACGTATATCCAACGCCTTCGCCGCGGCATTCTGGGCAATCTGGATTAGGCGCTTTGAGACGATCAAAATCTAAACCGCCTTCACATTTTGGTTCAGGTGCATTCGTGTCGTGCGCGTGTTGAATTGCTCTTTTAAATTCGCCTACTGTCCATTGGTAATTGTGGTCAATACCCCAACAGAATCGGCAATTAACACGTGTGTATCGCGTTAATTCGTTAGGGTCAGCCGTTGCCATTTCCCATAAGCGATTTAATACCTTGTCTTGTGTAATCTTGTTGCGTTCTGCAAGTTCAGCTTCACCTGCTTCAATTGCTTTTTTGACCTTATCATCTCTTAACAGACGAGATGCCATCACAGCAGCTACATCTTCGTTCTTAACCTTGTATCCGGCACGTATGTAAGCTTGCGTTGCATTACGATCAATCAGATATTCATCAACAAATCGTTGTTGTTTTCCACCTAAAGCCATTAGAAGACCTCCTTATAGCAATACCCTGTGCAAATACGTCTGCACATCTCATGGGAAATTTCGTATTTATGACCAAGTTGTCTATAAGACATGCCCGATTTATGTAGCGCTCGAATGTTTTTCACGTCTTCCTCTGTAACTTTTGGTTCAGAGCTACGCTTTACTTTGTCTTTCACTACAAATTCAGGGAGAAAAGCCAAAACAGGCATGGGCGCGCTCCTCCAAGTCGTTAATTTTTGCGTTTTTGTCTTTGGAGTGACGTTAGTGACGTTATTTATTCTTTTTTCCTAAAAGTCCTATATATATAAATAGAAATTAAGGGAAAAACGCACTTTAAACGTCACTAACGTCACTCGTTAGACTTGCCTACACCAACAAACACGCAGAAATTTGCGTATACGCAAAAAACTACGTGTTCAACCCCTACTGCTTACTGCTTTCATCATCAAATAATTCGGAATCAGGAGTTACGGAAACCCTAATACCCGCAAAAAGCCTTTTGCCGCCTGTACTACGGATTAGCTGAAATCTGCTACTAAGCCGACGACCTAACGCCCTTGATGAAGGGATATAGCGCAATTCGTTACGTGCTTTTGCGTAAGTCTCCCAACTCACCCAAAGGTTTTGAGACGTTTCGCGATAGTCACCAAGCTCACAACATTCACTGATCCAGTCCTTCAACAGGTCCATTTCATCGCGATATTCGTCACGTGCTTCTTTCGTCTTGTTCGGCTCGTTTAAGCCTTCTTGCTGATATTCAAGCGCCCCACGCACAAGCCAAGCTAAAACGCCTTCAAGTTCAGCCTGAAGTTTTTCAGATCGGTTCGGGTCTTTAACAAGGGACTTATCAGCGTCATAATTTCTTTGGAAAGGAATCATCATTAAGCGACGCCAAATACCATGGTCACCGCCTTTAATGATTGGCTTATGGTTCGTTGGCATAACAACGGTCCACGTTGGCTTGAACTCAACAGAAACACGCGAATAAAGACCGCGGGCCGTGATGGATTCACCGCCTGTCATGGACTTAACCAAGCCTTCTTTTAATTCCTTGTTTTCTTCCGGTTCACCTACATAGACAAAACGGGCACCACGTAAACGCAATAAATCCTCACGTGCACCTCCTGCATTACTTCGTCCTTCGCCTAAGAATGTTTCAGCGGGCGTCATCTTGGCGTAATCACCAAGTGCTTTGAAAATGGTTGTGAGTACAGTTGATTTACCGTTTGAGCCATCACCGAACGGGATGACCATAAGGTTTTCCTTTGGATTTCCTAAAATCGCGTAGCCCATTAAACGACGGAAAAAATTAGCCATTTCTTCATCGCCAAAAAAGGCATCAAGCACAGTCTTTTCAAATAAAGGGCATTTGGCTTTAGGGTTGTAATCCACACCAGTGCTATAAGTGATAAGCAATTCTTGATTAGGCTTAACCAATTCGCCATCACGCAAATTCACTGCGCCGTTTGCACAGCCCAGTAAATAAATATCACTGTCTAATTCTTTGATCGGAACCAATACACGCGGATCGGATTGAGCAAGCGTCACCATGTTTTTGACCATGAACGCTTTTTGAGACATAGCGCAGAATTGATAGAACTCGGCACGTTGTGCATCGTCATCAATCTTTTTGGCCTCATCGCCCATAGCCAAAACAGTTTGCTTTGCATACTGCTCGATGACCATGTTCACGCACGATTCCCAATAAACCCCATTCCATCGGTACCAGGTATTTGTTTCGGCAATAAACATAATTTCATTGCCGTACGCGTCTAGCATTCTTGAAGCATTACCAAATTCAGTCATCGGGCGCTTTTGGGCATCATCAAGTGCAATTTGCACCTTGCGACCACCCATTGCGATATTCACTTCACGCGCTGAAATACTGATCTTGGTTAATTGCTTGAAGCGCTGACGGATAAGTCCCGATAGTTCAGTACGTAAAGCAAGGTCAGTACCTGCAACCTTGCCTGCTTCTTTGGCTACTATTTGCAACAACTCTTGTTGGTCACGGCAATCAGCAATCTGATTTTTAATGTCAGCAAGAATCTGCCGTTTCTCTAATCTAAGTTTTGCTTGTTTAGATTCACGACCTGTTTTAAGTAACCAGTGCGCTGTAACGATTGTTGATCCATTACCGCTAAACGTACCCCAACGGTATTCGAGCTCTTCAAAGCTAACGTAATTCGATGCTGTAGAACTCCATTCATTCCAGAGTTCGAGAGCAGAGTCACTGCCGTCAAACTCATGATGTAAAGACATCCCCACACGCAACCAAGTGTCATAATCTTCATTGTCTATATGTTCTAAATATTTTTTTGCATCATCCAACGACCAACCGATTGTTGCCGTGGTTGTCATTAATAAATCTTCTTCATCCGCGAGTTCACTAGACGTCAAAGCACCAATACGTGACTTGCTGTTTTTCACACGCACAAAGCCGTGTTCTTCGGCCATACGTTCAAAAGCTTTTACCGCTTCTTCGACCTGTTCTTTGGTAATGGTCGGCAAAGCGTTAGCAGCAAATTCAGTTAGCCCACCGAAGAAATCAACCCATTCATACGGTTTACCCGTATCAGGGTGAACATGGTACGCGACGAATTGTTGACCGCGCCCAAGCACTTCGATACGATGTTTGTGCATTTCTTTAAAAGGTTTATCTACTTCGGCAGGATCGGCAAACCACGCCGAAGTTGATTTACCCCAATCAGAATCTTCAGCTCTATACACCAGTAATATCTTTGGTGCATTCCCCACACGCTCACAGCTCACACCTAAATTATCACGGCACCATTCTGCAAACTGGTGTGATAAATCCGCGTCTGTTACGTCAATATCAACTGCACAAATCGGGAAAGGTCCTTGACCTGTTAAAATACCTACGCCTTGATTCGCAAAGCGCGGTATGTCACTTGCAGTAAGCCGAACGTTTTGCCATCCATCCATAACAGGACGTTTTAAACCTTGCTTGATCGGCACAATCATGTAGTGATGAGCAAGTAAGGTTTTTCCGTGTTCCTTGAAATAACTCATATATCACGCACCTCACAGAAAGGTGAAACGTGATGATCTAAGTTGCTATCGTCACCAATGTCATCAATTTGTGGTGTAAGTTGAAGCACTGAGCCAACTTGAGCACCAGTTAAAACCGTGTAAGCAAATTGAGGGGGTGTTTGATATAAAACGTTTTCAGTAGCGCCACAACGTACACAAGTTTTGCCAATGCCATTTGAGTCATGCGCCCAAAAATGTTTTGAGCATTCTTTAGGGCCAAAAATATTGATCGGATTTGTCATATCAACGCCCCCATTCAACTGAATAAGAGTTTCGTAATGGTCGGTAGGTATCCGTGTTTGCAAGAGTTTGCTTACATTCACATGGAGCAAATCCGCAAGTACCACAAATTGCATGCGGTACGCTCTTTTCTTGTTCCAATGCAATGAGAAAAAGCAAACAGCTAACTGCATGTGCTAAATGTGATTCACCCGTTTCAGGGTCTAGTGTTTGCCCATCCCACCATGCATTTAGATGTCTATGAGCTGCATCGAAATAACGTGTTTCTGCATTGGCAACTTTGCGCCAATTGTCTTCTGAATATTTACGCGCACCGAATTCAAGTACATTGATTACGGGCGCAAGCGAACCTTTTGGAATTAACGAGAAACGCGGCTTCGCGTTATCAAATTTTTGACCTTCAGTCATTCGGCATTCTCCTCTTGTGTGAGGTCTTCGAAATACCCTTCTGTTACGTAGCGTTCAGGGTAAAGAAGCTCTAACTCAGAGATTTCTTCGTTGAAAAACTTTGAAAGGTCTGCTGCTAGTTGTAAGGACGGCTTTTGATTGCCCTTTTCAATACGCGATAAGTTCCCCGCGTCAGAACCAACAGCCGCCGCTACTTCCGCAAGGGAATAATTATTTTTCAGTCTGATTTGACGAAGCGGTGTAGACATTTTTAATTACCTTTCATCCTACAATTAGACTCATGTTGCATTAAACGCAACAATTTATCAAGACTTGTTGCGTTGAAATTTATTGCGTCAAACGCAAACTTAATAATAAAATTTCTCAACAATGCTAAATAGCGCACATTTGGAAAAACACATGAAGGCCGGACTAGGTAATGCAATTAAGCAGTTGAGAGCAGCTAAAAAGATGAGCCAACAAGACCTTGCAGATAAGTTAGGGGTCGATAAGGGCAATGTTTCCCGCTATGAATCTGGTAAACAATTTCCCGATATAGATAAGCTCGAAAAAATTGCTTCAGCTTTTAATGTGACAGTGTCAGCGCTATTTGAAATGGCTGAAGGTATTGAACAGCCTAACGTTACAGGCCTTCGCAAAAACAATAAGCTCCCTGTACTTTCTTGGGTACAAGCAGGTGTTTGGACAAATGCAGAAGCTGTTGATTTATCAGAAGTAACAGAATGGTTGCCTGCACCCGATGATGGTTGTGAAGATTGTTTCTATCTAAAAGTAAAGGGCGTTAGTAATGAGCCTGAATTTTTAGAAGGTGATTATATTTTAGTAGACCCATCTGTTTATTATGCCGATATGCAATCGGGCGATGTAATCGTTGTTCGTAAACATTCCGATGCAACTTTTAAGAAATTAATCATTGAATCTGACGGCTCAAGATACCTTCAAGCCATCAACCCAAACTTTGTTCCAAACATCATTCCCTTAGACGAAGATTGTATTTTTGTGGGTCAAGTTATCGATTCAGTACGCTATGTATATCGTGCAAAACGCCGTACAAGATTTAGTTAAAACTTTAATTCATTAATTTTCAATGACCTGCTTTAAAAGCAGGTTTTTTTATGCATATTTTTAAAAAGTTGCACTTGACGCAACTTAATGTTGTGAGTAACTTATCAATCATGTTGAGACAAACGCAACAAGTGAGATAAAAACCATGACAACAGATATTCATACATGGCGCAGCCTAATCTGCCAAGACCTTATCAAAGCGGGTTTAACAAACTCAAAAGATATCGTTGCACAAGCTTCAAACATCGAAGTTTATGTATTTGGTGATACCAAAACGGCAGAAGCAAAGCCAGAAATTAAAAACGCAGAAGTTAAAACCTCTAACCCTGCAAAAACTCAAACGGTTAAAGAAACCAAAGCAGAAAAGGTTGAAGAAGTACAAGAAACCAAATCTGAAACTGCACCTGTTGAAGAGCCAAAAGATGAAGTTGTTGAAGAAACAACTAAATCAGAAATCACTGAAAAAGAAGTGAAAGACGCTTGTTTAGCAGTAGCTAAAAAAGACCGTGCTGCACTTTTAGCCATTTTAAGTGCTGTAGGCGCTTCAACTGTTGCAACCATTCCCGCGGATAAATACGCAGAAGTAATCGCAGCTTGTGAATCAGCACTTGCATAAGGAAATGCATATGAATACTCAAACCCATTTTTTAAATAAGCGAATCAAAGCCGTGTTTACAGTTGGTGAGTTAATTGGTTTTACCATTGCCCTGTTCATCATTATTGCCTTGGCAGTTGTAGCAGGCTTTACGGCAGCTCAATAAGGATTAAGTCATGACAGCACATGCAAAATTAAGTCCTTCTTCGGCTCACCGTTGGATGCGTTGTGCAGGTAGCGTAATTCTTGAGAAAGACCTACCTGACAGCAGCTCAGAGCATGCCGATCTAGGCACGGCTGCGCATTTCCTTGCTTCGGAATGCTTAGAGCAAGGTAAGAATGCAGCGGATTTTGAAGGCCACACAATTGTCATTATCAAAGGCAACGCCCTTTGGATTGATGAAGCCACAGAAAGCCCTGTTTCTAACTTCTTCACAGTAGAAGCAGAAATGGTTGAGAACGTCCAAATCTATTTAGATGCGGTGCGTTCCCAAGCTGAAGGCAACGAGTTGCTTGTAGAACAGCGTGTTGATTTTTCCGAGTTTGTAGGTGCAGAAGGTTCTTTCGGTACAAGCGATGCAGTTGTTCTAACCGAAACTGAAATTCAGGTCCACGACTTGAAATACGGTAAAGGCGTAAAGGTGGATGCAGAAGGCAACGAGCAACTTGCGCTTTACGGTTTAGGTGCTTTGGCAACGTTCGGTATGTTCGGCGACTTTCAACAAGTACGAATGGTTATCCATCAACCACGCTTAGGCTATCAATCTGAATCTGTATTAACAGTAGAAGAGCTTTACGACTTCGCACGTGATGCCAAGGCTTCTGTTTCTCACATCCATTCTTTAGAAGCAGGATTAGATGAAGGCGATATGGGTGCAATTGCGGACCTAGACAGCTCATTTAATCCGGGTGAGAAACAGTGCCACTGGTGTAAAGCAAAGGCAACTTGCCCTGCTTTACAAAAGCACTTGGTAGAAACCATTGCATGTGAGTTTGAGGATTTAACCCAACTCGATTTGCAAGAAGAAATCACCAATGCAACGGCACAAGTTCCAAGTTTAGAGAATGAACAGTTGAGCCGAATGTATGCAGTTATCCCCCTTCTCGAAGGATGGATTAAAGCGGTCGATTCAGCGGTTCACCAAAAGATGCATGCAGGTGAAGCGATACCCGGCTTCAAGATGGTTCAAGGCAAGAAAGGTAATCGCACTTGGACCGATGCAGAAGAAGCGGAAAAACTGCTTAAGAGCATGCGTCTTAAAACTGAACAGATGTATGACCTGAAATTAATTAGTCCAACAAAGGCGGAAGCTCTCAAGAAAGATGAAGCTATCGGCCCGCGCCAATGGACAAAAATTGAAGCCCTTATTACTCAGGCGGACGGTAAACCTACTGTCGCACCTGAAAGCGACAAACGTCCCGCTTTGGACATGAAACCACAATTTGAAGATTTAACAGTATCGGAGTAATAACCATGAAAATTCGTTTAAACAATGTACGCCTTGCTTTCCCTGCTTTATTTGAAGCTAAAACTGTAAATGGCGAAGGCGACCCCGCTTTCTCTGCGTCTTTCATTCTTGCTAGTGATCATCCGCAGCTTGATGAAATCCGTAAGGCGATGGACAAAATGGGTGCTGAAAAATGGGGCGCAAAATGGCCTCAAGTTAAAAAAGAAATCGAAACCAAAGACCGCATGGCTTTGCACGATGGTGACACTAAAGGCGATTACGAAGGTTACGCAGGTAACTACTTCATTTCAGCACGTAATAAAACGCGTCCAACAATCTTCGATCGTGACGGTAAAACACCGTTAGTTCAAGCAGACGGCAAACCGTATGCAGGTTGCTACGTGAATGCTGCGATTGAGCTTTGGTGCCAAGACAACAACTACGGCAAACGTATCAATGCATCCCTTCGCGGTGTGCAATTCCTGAAAGACGGTGAAGCGTTTGCAGGTGGTGGCGTAGCGTCTGAAGACGATTTCGAAGACCTAAGCGCAGATGAAGAAGGCGCGGACCCGTTATTCGCATAATCATATGAGTGAGCCAGTGCGTTAGGAGACCGGCGCTAATCGACAAGCCATGAGTGTCGATACTGGAAATAACCATGGCAGTAAACGATTTTGCACCTTGACTCAGAAGGCGTTTACCGCGGTCACTGCGATAGTGTGACCCGAATTTTTAAATCCTAAATGAGGAAAACAACAATGAATAATTTAACCGATGTACCTCAATTTCTTGGTGACCTAAAAAACGGTGTAGCTGAAAAGCAACTAGGTCTATTCCTTTCAACTGTAGCAGGTGCCGTAGTGACTCACGGCAAAGCAGGCAAAGTTACTTTGGAATTAACCATTAACCAGATTTCTGACAGTAACCAAGTCGAAGTTGCCCACAAAATCAATTTCAAAGCCCCAACCGAAACAGGCGATAAAACCGAAAATGCTAGTGGCAAAACCCCTATGCATGTTCTTCAAGGCGGCAAATTGTCTTTAATGCCTGAACGCGTCAAAGCCGAAGATTATCTAAACGGCTAATCCTTTTCCTACCAAACTTTATAAGGTAAATAACACATGGAACAACTAAACGTAGACAAAATCGCAGCGCTAGCAATTGCAGCACAAGGCAACTTACCTGTTCAGGTTGATAAAACCGCTTCAATTGCAATCGTACCTGAAGGTTTTAAGGTCCATAGCACAGAAAAATTTAATGCTTTGCGTGACCGTTTCCGCGGCACTTTCAACACAAGCAATATTGATTCGTTTGTTGAGTATGCAAAAGCACGTGGCGTTGCAGGCTTAAAAAATTTCATTAATACCCGTAGCACACTTAAAGCAGAAGCGTTTTTTAATATTGGTAACGAAGCCGACCCTGGTCATGCTGACGACACTGCCGTTTTAGTTTTAGATAAAAAGCCTGAATTTATTGCTTTTGAAATTGCTAATACCCGCCGCTATAACCAAGAAGATTTAATCGATCTGTTAGACGATTGGGCCGAGTTCATTACCCTTCAAGGTAAATCTACTGGTGAAGATGGGGCAACCTTAAATACCGTAATCCCATTCGATAAAGGCATTCGCTCATTACGCAAAGTAAAAATTGCTAAAAACGCGGAATTAAACAGCCATGTTGCTGAAATGGGATATCAACGCAGTGCTGCAGAAAGCCTAGAAGCTACAGGCATTGATGAAAACTTACCTACTGCAATCGTGTTGAACACTGAAAGCTACAAAGGCCTACCTATTGAAGCTATCACCATTTCCCTTCGTATTTCCGTAAATAACTCTGAACCTACATTTATTTTGCGTTTTGTAGGTAAAGACAACCACGACCAAAAACGTGCTGATCAATTTATCGAAATCCTGAAAGGAAAATTAGCCGAACTTCAAGGCGAATTCTACCAAGGTGTTTTCGAAGCATAACCCTAAAAGCATCTCGCATTTTGCGGGTTGCTTTGGAAAGTGAATGTATTGCTGACCCTCTGCGTTCACTTTACCAAAGCAAAATAGGAATTATAAAAATGCAAGACATCCTTTGGCTTGACCTTGAGACATATTGCGAAGTGCCAATTAAAAACGGCACACACGCTTATGCAGAACAAGTTGAAATTACCGTATTTGCTTGGGCGTTAAATGACGGCCCTGTTCATGTTGAAGACGTTGCATCAAATCCTTTATCAAATGAACTTTGCAAATTACTGAATGATCCAAATGTAAAACTTATCGCTCACAATTCGCATTTTGACCGTACCGTTTTACGCCATGCTTTACCAAAAATGGGCCTTGATATTGTTCTACCAAACGAACGTTGGGAAGACACAATGGTCCAAGCTTTGAGCCATTCTTTGCCCGGTTCGCTTGATTCACTTTGTGAAATTTTCAAGATCGATCAAGACAAGGCAAAAGACAAAGCAGGTAAACAACTTATTCAGCTTTTCTGCAAGCCCCGCCCTGCTAATCAAAAATTACGCCGCGCTACCCGTGAAACGCATCCGCTTGAATGGGCGCGTTTCCTTGACTATGCCAAAAGCGATATTTTGGCGATGCGCGAGTTACATAAACGCATTCCGAAGTGGAATTATCGTGGAGCTGAATTAGCACTTTGGCACCTTGACCAAAAAATTAATGACCGTGGCGTTTGTATTGACCTTGATCTTGTTGAATCTGCAATTGAAGCAGTAGACAAAGCGCAAAAAGGATTGGCAAAACGCACCGTTGCGTTAACCGATGGTGAAGTACAGGCAGCTACCCAACGCGATGCAATGCTTAAGCATATTCTTGAAGCGCATGGTGTTTCGCTGCCAGATATGCAGAAATCAACTTTAGAGCGCCGTATTAATGACGACTCTTTGCCACTTGCAGTTCGCGAATTGCTTGCCATCCGTTTACAGGCTTCAACTACCAGTACAGCAAAATACACCGCGCTCGCTAAAGGTGTTAGCTCAGACGGTCGATTACGCGGAACTTTACAGTTTAACGGTGCATCGCGCACAGGACGATGGGCGGGCCGATTATTCCAACCGCAAAACCTACCCCGTCCTACGCTCAAGCAAGATGTAATTGACGAAGGCATCGAGACTTTAAAAATAGGCTGCGCGGATATGTTCTATGAAAACGTCATGGAACTAACAAGCTCTGCAATTCGCGGTTGTATCTGTGCGCCAGAAGGCAAAAAACTCGTTGTAGCCGATCTATCAAACATTGAAGGCCGCGCCCTAGCTTGGCTTGCGGGTGAAACATGGAAACTCAAAGCGTTCTATGACTTTGATGCAGGCGAAGGCCATGACCTTTATAAATTGGCTTATGCAAAATCGTTTGGTGTATCACCTGAAGACGTAGACAAAGAACAACGCCAAGTCGGTAAGGTTCAGGAATTGGCTTTAGGTTACGAAGGTGGTGTAGGTGCATTTTTAACGTTTGCAGCTGCATACGGCTTAGACCTAGACGACATGGCCGCACAAGCTTTTGACAGCATTGACCCAAGCATAATGAACGAAGCAATCCGCGCTTGGGAATGGCACAAGAAAGAGAAACGCACCACTTTCGGTTTAAAGAAAAACACATGGTTAGTGTGTGATTCGTTCAAACGCTCATGGCGCTATGCGCATCCGAATATTTCTGCGTGGTGGAATGAGCTTCGCGTGGCAGCAATTAATGCCATTAACAACCCCGATAAGCCCTTTCCATGTCGCAAAGTTATTTTCATTAAAAAAGGCTCGTGGCTTTACATCAAATTGCCAAGCGGTCGTTTCCTTTGTTATCCGGGTGCAAAAGCGGACGACAATAGGATTTCTTACATGGGCAATAACCAGTACACACGTAAATGGGAACGCCTTTACACCTATGGCGGCAAGTTTGCCGAGAATATTACGCAAGCAGTTGCCCGTGATGTTCTCGGACACAACATGCCTTTAATCGAGAGTTCAGGTTACGAAATTGATTTAACTGTGCACGATGAGGTGATTACAGAAGCCGATGACGTACCGGAATACAACCATGAACATTTATCAAGCCTGCTTGCTACCAATCCCGAATGGGCACTTGATTTGCCTTTAGCGGCAGCGGGCTTTGAGTCATATCGCTATAAGAAGGATTAGCACCATGATTAAATTTTCAATACCTTTGGCAACTTTAAAAGCTGCTGTTATTTGCTCAGCTAAAAAAGACGTACGTCACTATTTACAGGGCGTTGCTATTGACCACGGGCATGTTGTTTCAACCGACGGTCACAGAATGTTTTACGCAGAAGTTGAAGGACTAGATGCCAAACTTCAACAAGTCATTATTCCACGTGATGCTATTGAGTTTCTTGCAAAGAAAGCTACAGGGATTAAAGACCTAAAAAAATTAGTAAAAGTAACCTTAGACGGGCTTGACGGTACTTTGGAAGTAATAGGCACAGACATAAGCGAACGTTTTAGAGCCTTCGATAATAAATTCCCTGCATGGCAGCGTGTCATACCAAAAGCCAAAGGCGATGAATATAAAGGCGAATACCCTATTTTCGATTGGAAATACTTAGTCGATTTCCAAAAAATTGCAAAAACACTTGGCGATAAAAGTTTGGTACCGCAAGTCAAAGTAACTCCTACCGTTGGACCTTCAAGCGCTGCACATATTGATTTTTTAAGTACTGAAATCAAAAACGTGCGTGCGGTGCTTATGCCTTTACGGGCGTAAATATGCGCGAATCGTATTGTTAAAAGAAGGATTAATAAAATGAATAGGCTCCAATTTCTACTTTTAAAACTTTCTGAAGAGTGCAACGAAGTTGCTCAAATGGCTTCTAAATGCATGCAATTCGGTCTCTTGGAAAGACACCCTGAACTTGATGAGAACAACAAGCAGCGCTTGCATGCAGAACTTAACGACCTAAATGCAATTATCAATATGCTGAATGCTCAATTTAAGTTTGGGTATGAACCAGACAATAAAGCAATGAATCGCAAAGTATCCAAGGTAGTGCATTACATGGAGTACTCCGTATCAATTGGTTGTGTTCACTACGAAGTGCCAAAAGAGCAGTACGAAGATGCGCGAATCAGTAATTGAAAAATACCTTGTGGACAAGGTCAAAGCCCTAGGGGGTGAAGTCCGCAAGGTTAAATGGATTAGCCGCAACTCTGCGCCCGACCGTCTGGTAATGATACCAGACAATACTTTTTGGGCAGAGCTAAAGGCACCAAAGGAAAAACCAACCGCAGCCCAAGCACGTGAACATGAACGCATGCGCAAGATGGGCCAACGAGTTGAAGTTATAGACAGCATAGAGCGAATTGAGGAGTTACTAGGGTGAACTTTACTAATAAAGAAAAGATTGCTTGCCCGAACTTAAATGAAATTGAGCAAGAAGCTCTTCAATTCATAAATGCAAATAAGGTCGCTTATACGCGCCAAATGTATAGCGCCCTTCGCATTAAAGATAAAGGACTAAGTCTGAATAAGTTTAGAAAGCTACTTCAGGGACTTAGAGAGCATCAACTTATTAAATTTATTCCTGCACAACAAGACAGCTTATCTGCTTGGGGTGCGAATAAGGCAGGTGAAAAATGACGGCTAAAGTTTTAGACCCTTGTTGCGGTTCTCGTATGTTTCATTTTGATCGTAGCAATCCAAATGTGACCTTTGGGGATATACGTAAAGAATCACATATTTTGTGTGATGGGCGCTCACTTGAAATCAATCCAGACATCGAAATGGATTTCAGAAACATGCCTTTTGAAGATGAGACTTTTCATGCAGTAGTTTTTGACCCACCACATTTAGTGCATGCAGGCGAAAAAAGTTGGCTTGCTTTGAAGTATGGGAAATTAGGTGAAAACTGGAAAGAAGACTTGGCCAAAGGTTTTTCGGAGTGCTTTCGTGTGCTCAAACTAAACGGTATGTTGATTTTCAAATGGAATGAAACCCAAATTAAAGTCAGCGAAGTTCTAGCCTTAACAGATCAAAAACCGTGGTTCGGGCACCCAAGTGGTAAACGTGCAAATACGCATTGGATCGGTTTTATGAAATCGGAGCCAAACCCATGACTCAACCACGTAAATTCGTACCGCACGATTACCAACATTTAATTATCAACCACATTCTTGATAATGAACGTTGTGCTGTGTTCGCGGGAATGGGTACAGGTAAAACATCCTCTACGCTCACCGCTTTAGAAATTCTCGAATTGTTTGAACCGGGGCCGACTCTTGTGGTTGCCCCTTTGCGAGTTGCTGCTACCACATGGCCTGATGAAGCTAAGAAATGGGAACACCTGCAAGATTATAAAGTTGTTGCTGTAGTTGGTTCGCCTGAAGACCGTGTACGTGCTTTAAAACAAAAAGCAAATGCGTACGCAATTAACTATGAAAATTTACCTTGGTTGATTGATTTTCTAGGCAGCAAATGGCCCTTTACGAAAGTGGTCGCTGATGAAAGCACAAAGCTAAAAGGATTTCGTTTACGACAAGGTTCAGTGCGCGCACGTGCCTTAGGTAAAGTTGCTCATACTCGAGTCAAACGATTCATTGAATTGACGGGAACGCCTGCACCCAATGGGCTTAAAGACCTTTGGGGCCAAATATGGTTCATTGATCGTGGTCAAAGATTAGGCACCAGTTTCAGCGCTTTTACAGATCGTTGGTTTCAAAAGGTTGTAGTTGGTGACGATCGTAACGCCGTTAACCTTGTTCCATTCGATCATAGTCAAGGCGAAATTCAAGCGCGAATTAAAGACGTGTGCTTGAGCATTGAAGCTAAAGACTACTTCGATATTAAAGAGCCGATCGTTTACCCCATCGAAGTAGAGCTTACAGGCAAAGCCCGTAAGACCTATGAAGAAATGGAAAAGGAAATGTTCATTGAACTAGCTGAAACGGTTGAAGTAGAAGCATTCAATGCAGCATCAAAAACAATGAAGTGTTTGCAGATTGCAAGCGGTTCTATTTACACCGATGAAAACGGCACTTGGCACCCTATCCATGATTTAAAAATTCAGGCGCTTGAATCAGTAATTGAAGAAGCTGCGGGCATGCCTGTGTTGGTTGCATACCATTTTAAAAGCGACCTTGAGCGTTTATTAAAAGCATTCCCAAAAGGTCGCCATTTAGATAAAGACCCGCAAACGATTCACGATTGGAACGCAGGCAAAATCCCTGTGCTATTTGCCCATCCTGCAAGCGCAGGTCACGGGCTTAATCTACAAGACGGTGGAAATATCCTTGTGTTCTTTTCTCACTGGTGGGATTTGGAACAGTACCAACAAATTATCGAACGTATTGGACCAACACGCCAAGCGCAAGCGGGCTATGACCGCCCTGTTTATATCTATCACATCATTGCAAAAGACACGATGGATGAAATCGTTATGGAGCGCCGTGAGTCTAAACGAGAAGTACAAGATCTATTAATGGAGGCTATGAAAAAGCGATGCGAAGTTTGATTGAAAAAGACACCGACGATTTACCAGAAGAAATTTTAATTAGCATTGGAGAAGTTGCGTAATGGGGAAATATATTGTTGTAGTTGAATCAGAGAAACCGCCACAAATTTTTATACATGACGATGTACCAAACATCGGCAAGGTTTTAGAAATTAAAGCGGAAGAAATACCAAATCGAGTTACAGCAGCATGGTTAATGGAGCGATATAGTTTATCAAGAAAAACCATTGTTGATGAATTACGGGCTCATAATCTTGGTACTAATGGTAAACATCTTTATAACCCTGCCACTGTCATGCCGATTTTAGATAATCTAAATAAGGCTAAAGCCCAAAGGCAAGCAAGACGTAAAAATTAAAAAAAGGCGCTATATGCGCCTTTAATTATTTTAATCCTTTGAATAATTGCTTACGCATATACTCAGTTGCTGCATGTTGCTGCATATCTGTGAAACTATCAAACTTAGTGTTTTCTCGAACAAAAGTATCAATGTCTTCCTGCGGGATAGCCGCAAAATCTTCTTCTGTTTCTACTTTAAACCCCGCCTTCTCAAATAGTTCATCAATATTTTCGAAATCAGTATTAGTTTGAAGAAACCCATCATTAAATAAAGTACCTAAAGAAACTTGTTGTTCACCATTAAGTTTTTTAGCATTTTCCGATAACTTTCTTAATTTGTTAAAACCGTCTTTCATAAATTTTTTGCTTCTTTTAAAATGAATGAACATTATTAATATCTATTTTGCTCATAAAACGATATAAAATAAATATTTTATTACAATAAAATCACCCTGCCCCCATTGCGCCACCACTCAATTTTAAGCAATTGATTTATTTAAAATATTATAACCTTGCCAAGGTTGGGGTCGCGAGTTCGAGTCTCGTTTCCCGCTCCAAAATTCAAAAACCACTTAATTCGAAAGAATTAGGTGGTTTTTTTTATTGGCTATTGGTTGGCTTTGACTACTCAAAATAGTCAAAATTCGCATTAAAAAACGCTTTATATTTCCGTTGCGACACCACGAAATTTGGAGTGTTATTATGCAAAAACCGGTTAAGTGCGGGGACGCGTATCACTGTTCGTTATTTAGGCAAACGTTATACGGCTACTCGAGATACAGCGAATGAGTGTGAACAATGGGCCGCTAAAAAATTATTAGAATTACAATCTGAACAGGCTAATCCTGAGTCTGAAAAAATCCATATCTCCTTCTATGCCTTTTTTTGAACAGTACTATCAAGAAGAAGGCAGAAAAATGAAGAGTGCCCGCTTAATTGTTCAAATACTTAAATGCCTAAAGAAAAAAAATAATGAAAATATAATTAATATTTTATGA